GTTAGACTCCCCGGAGATTGATCTCCTTCGGGGGGATTGCGAGCAACCTCTTTGGAGGTGAAAGCAATTCTTTGATTTTGATTACAACCAATTATGAAAATAACTAGTTATAAACAAAATAAAAGGATGCAGTCCTTGAAGTCGATATTCCTATCGAACTTTCGTTCAATATTCGGATCAACCTCAGGAGCTTCAAGTGTATGTTCTAACGTGGTAAATCATTTCCAAGAATCCGTAAGGATTAGAGGTCTTGAGACCACAATTAGATATCACAAGGAGGTTGAGAGGCATATTCGTATGAAAATGCTTTCTCAAGACACAAAATTTAATCATATTTGGTGGACCTCTCTAAATAAGAAAGGTATACCAAAAATGGTTGAATATTGTGAAACCACTTTGCGTAGATGTACATTATGACAAAGCAATATTAACTGCTTTGGCATACTACAGGCTTTATCACCTGTCGCCTGATGAATCGGTGATTAATCGAATCACAGACGGTCCATCGCATCCACTTGATTGCGATCTACTGGAGGAAATTGAGGCCTTTGCTATGAAATTCTTCAAGCAAAGGGACATTCCTCAATTCATCCCAGTAGACTCTCCTCCTATATTCGCAACGACTAAAGCAGGTGCTCATGGAGCATCCGCTATGGGAGTTACGAGTATATCTGATGCAAAATCAGTAAATGATTTGTCAGTTATTTGTATCATAAAAGATATGATTAACAAAGTATATACTGAAGAAAATGTAAAAGATTTCTTTAATATATATAACAAATCTTTGGACCAATTTAAATTTACATTTAAATATCGTCCGTTTACCGCCCGTCTTCACCTATTAAGTGAAGGTGGGGGGAAAACGAGAGCAATTTGTATTCCAGATATCTGGACACAAACTGTTCTTAAGCCCATTCATAAATATCTTATGGATGTTCTTAAACGAATGCCCAATGATGGTACCTTTTCCCATACAGCATTAGCTGGACGGGTAAAGGCTTTTACAAACCATCATAGTCTATACTGTTTCGACCTTACGGCCGCAACAGATAGAATGCCATTAGAACTCCAAAAGAGAGTACTTACTCCTCTTTTGGGAGATCTAACGGAAGGTTGGTCAAAGCTTATATCTGAAAGAGATTTCAAGTATAAGGATAGACTGATTAGAT